TTGAGAGTTTTTTTGATCTCGATAGGGATTTTTTCGGTAATAATATAAAATATGATGTAACTGATTGGGAATGGACTAAGAGATATTTACAGTTTAGTAATAGTATAGAAAGAGATTTCGCAGCTATCGGTCAAAGTACATGTATATACTTCAAGAATTATGCTCTCAAAAGATTTTACGAAGAGATGACAATCAATAAAGCTAAATATCATAATATGTTATGTGAGCTAAGGCTAGGAACAGTAATGAAGTCATTAGGAATACTTAATAAATCTAGAGATGATATAGATAAATTTATTTCCTATGAAGAATGGAGGATTGATCCAGACTTCAATCAGGATTATTTTTATCATCCGGTTAAATCTTTAGATAATATATTGATATAATGAAATAATATTATAATATAGAGTAATGATAGTAACTAACATTGATATATATGATGGTAATCTTATTCATAATAGATTTGCATATAAATATTTTGGTAAAAAAACCCTTCCAATTGGTAATATTATTGCTTTTCGTGCTCCTATGCTCGTAGAAGCAGAAGGAATGATTGATAATGAAGACCTTATTAACAATGATTATATTTACTCTGGTGATGCTATTAATTTTTGCTGGGAAATTCCTAATTTGTGCCCTCTCGGCGCTGTTGCTTTTCAAAGATTATTTAACACTCAAATTGCGAACATTCTTTCAACCAATTATCTCAAGAAACCTATTGAAGTAGATGGAGATGATCTTATTGTTCATGCAGAGCATCAGCAGCATGGTATTATACAGCAAAAAGGTAAATGTAGTGTTAGTATAACATACTCTAAAGATAATGTAGCTATTGGCCATACAGGTATTAACGTAGTTGCAGGACCGAAAGCACCTGCGTTTGCTTTTAGTACTAATCTTAGAGATGAAGAAGCAGAAGAGTTTATGAAAAACATTATTCATATTTTTTATGAAATAGCTGATGATATTTTTATTGCTACAACAAAGGTAATTGTTTAATCGTCTATTTGAGTTAAATATTTTTTATAATATTTTTTAGAATCTGGTTCGTAATCTCTTATAGAGCTCTGTATAAACATTTTTTCATTAGCTGTATAAGAGATACGTTCATAAAATACATTTTTTAATAAAAACGTATCCGTAGGTTGAGCTTTTTTACAGTTTTTCCATTTGTTAATTATATAATCTAGTACAAATCTATATCCTGTTATATGACAGCCAGTTATTTTTGAATCTTTCTCAATTTTTTCGAGTATTTGATTTGGGGTTTTCGGGCAATTCCATACATGCCATCCGAGATTCAATATTTCCCAATTATTTGGTATTTTTTCAAAAAAGCTTTTTAATTTTTTCTTGTAATCTTTCGCGAAATATATATCATCTTCCATAATACAAATAGTATTATAGTTATAATATTTTGCGTGAAGAAAAGCAGACTCATTACCAGACCAACAGCTTCTATTTCCCTTGCTTACTGGCCATTTTTTTGAGCCTGCAGAACGTAGGTAGTCTTTTTTTGGAGCGAATATTAAATGATATTGTATTTCTTCTTTTTTAAGTTTGTTTATTAAACTAGGTAATCTATCCTGGGTATATGGACATGTTATTATGTAAATTTGATCGAAAATTTTATTTAATAAATTCACTTGAATATTTACTTTGTATAAATTAAAATAAACTAAATGACTATTTTTGATTTTCTTAACAATATAACTCATGATAAAAACAATAATGAGTTAGATATATCTGACTATAGTGTATATAGCCCATATATAATTAATCGCTTCTTGTCTCAGTATAGTTCTGATGTATGTTATATAGTTAATCATACTGTAAATAACAATTGTGAGAGCAATTCGGATAAAGAGTTTCATTACAAGTTTCTAACTAACACTTTGCCTAAACTAAAAAAGAAATTTATACGTTATATAAAGAAGAAAACAACTAAAGATAAAGATTATAGTAAGTGTGCAAATCTACATGAAATCTCAAAAAGAGAAGTTGATTTGTATTTTAAAGAGTTTAAACTAAATATAGAAAATTATGAGTGAGTTTGAAAAAGCTTTAGATAAATCCGGGGTAGAACTTACCGAGTCACAAAGAGATGCTTTTGATGTTTCTGCAAAACGAAGTCTTATAGATCTTGATTTGTATAGAAATGATTCCTTTAGCCTTTTAGGTTATAAACTTAATAAAGTACTAGATGATATTTTATTAGTCCAATATGTTGATTTAACTGAAGACGGTAAATCAGTAATTCGTAATGGTATTCATATTCCATTATCTCAAGTTCAACGTACTTGGAGATTAGCTCGAGTTATTCTCACAGGCCCGTTATGTAAATACGCTCAAGTAGGAGATATAGTTTGTTTTCCTGATGACAAAGGTATTAAAGTAGATAATATCTCTATTAAAGGAATTGAAGGTTCAGCAAGAGATTGTGTTTTCTTGAATGAGCAACGTATTTTCGGTGTATGTGAGAAAGATGAAACTTATGAAAGTGAGTAGAGCTAGTTTATTAGGTGAATTAAATAATAATATTTGTGAAATCAGGTTTATGAGAAGAACTCCTAAGCCTAATGCCCCTCAAACTCGAAGAATGTTATGCTGTAATAACCTTAATATACTTAATAGTATTAACGGTCGTACAGTTTTAAACTTCAAACCAAGCTCTGGTGCGCCTCGGTATAATACTGCAAATGAAAATACAATTATTACCTGGGATATTTTTATGCAAAACTGGAGAACAGTAAATTGTGATAGTGTTGACCTTATACAAAAATGGTCTGAAGAACAATTTTGGGATGTTTTCAATGAAACTTTTGCTCCCATGTCTGCAGATGAAAAAGTAGTTTTTATGAACACATGAATTTATTAGATCTCTTAGAAGATAACTTTAAACAAATTTTATTGAAAGATATAAAAGTAGAGCTTCGAGGTAAAACTGTAGCTTCAGGTAAACTTGTCTTCTATGAGTTTAAAGATTTTAATTTTAAGTTTATATTTAACTGTTCTAAAAAGTTTGACTTCCCTTACCCCTTCAATATGGAGTTGAATAAGTCTAGCATTCAACTATCATACCATAATAGATATGTTCATCACAACGACCCTATACAGAAATTCAAAATGGTTAGTTGTATGAAAAATCTCAAAAATAAATTCTATAATTCAACCTTAATTATTAATTTTTAATGTTAGAATACTTCCCTCGTGAGAAAAGAGGTGGAGAAGTTATCAAGCCTACTCAAAATCAATTGAAGGCTCTTGATCGTTTGTCCGCTTGTGAAAAAAAGTTTGTTATCTTTAGTGCCCCTACAGGTACTGGTAAATCTTTGTTCGGTAAAGCCTACGGTAATTCCGCTAGACAACCTAGTAAGAATTATATCGAGTTAGTCAACACAGGTAAAATTAATAAAGTTGATGATATATCACGGAGGTTTATACATGAGAAGGAAGTTTATAAAGAGCCCGCGCATGGATGTTTTGTTTTAACTCCCACTATACTATTACAAGATCAATTACATCAAGACTTTAACACGGAAATTTTCAAAGGTAAGAGCAATTATTTTTGTAATTTAAAATCTAAAAAACCTGTACGATTTACTAATGCCCCTTGCTTATTTTCAAGTAAACAAAAAAAAGCTTGCCTCAAAGATAAGTGTTGTGATTACTATAATAATCAAGACGCAGTTTTATTAAGTCAGTTCGCGTGTTTAAATTATGATAAATTTATTTATCTACCTGATATATTTAAACGTCGTCAAATTTTAGTATTAGATGAAGCAGCAGATATTGAAAATATTATTATCAAATGTTATGAATTTACTCTTGATAGATCTATACTTCAAAAACACGGTATTAATTTTAAATATAGAGAAAAAACTTTAATAGAAGACCTGATTGAGTGTTATGAAGATATAAACAAACAAATAAAGCGTATACGAGCATATACTAAAAATAATAAACCTGATAAAAATACTATTACTAAGTATCAAGAACTTTCTCCATTAAGTATAGGTTTAGAGCGATTGCTCAAAATGTATAGTAATAATAAAAATAGCTATGTTGTTACTATAGAGCTAGGTAATTTAATATTCACACCCTTGTATATTGATATTTTTTGTAAAGAGCTTTTCAGACATGCAGAAAAGGTAGTATTAATGTCAGCAACGTTTATTAATATTAAACATTACGCTAAAACTTTAGGTTTAACAGAAGAAGATTATGATGTTGTTTCTATTTCAAGTGACTTTGATCCTAATAAATCACCTATATTCATACCTGATAGTGGGGTTTATTTGAAGTCTGAATATTTTAACGACAAAACTAGAGATCCTTTGATGATTAAAGCTCTTGTCAGAGAAATATCCTTTATATTGTCTGAGCACCCTAACGACAAAGGAATCATACATACTTGCTCTGGCCAAATTACTAAAGTCTTAAGAGAGGAAACTCTCAAAAAATCTTCTCCGTTATATAAATTTAAGGATAGATTAATTATACGAATTAAAGGTGAGTTTAGTAATTCAGATTTAGTTAAAATTAATAAATCATCTTCTGATCCTGTAGTATTAGTTAGTCCTTCTCTTACAACAGGGTTTGATTTCAAAGGAGATTTAGGAAAATTTCAAATTATCGCAAAATGCCCATGGATAGGCCAAAATGCTCGTGCAAAATTAATAATGAAACAAGATAAAGATTGGTACAATCTCTTAATGCTCAAAAATATGGTCCAAGCTTGCGGTAGAACAACTAGATCTACTGAAGATAGTAGCGATACATATATAATAGATAAATGTTTTGTGAAAGTTCTCAAAAAGTATATGTCAGTTCTTGATGAAAGTTTTACAAAAAGACTAAGTTTGGGTAATAAACTTATAAGAGAATACAAGCTTTAAACTAAATATTAGTATTGAAAGCTCAATACTATGGTTTCGAGATAAAAGATGTTATGAGGCAGTTTGTTTCTGCCTTCAATAGTATCGTTATCAACAGATATAACAAAGATCGTTCTGTTCAAGAAAAAATTCAAGCTAATTTTGTATATGCTCCTAAAGAGAGAGTGTTATATGATTTAGTGAACAGAAACCAGCATCTCAAATTACCTGTTGTTGCTGTCTCTATGTCTGGTTTAACTAGAGATAATGATAGAGTATTTAATAAAATCCCCGGATTTTATTTACCTAAGAGCCCTGATATAGAATCTTTTGATAGTAACTACCTTCCATCCCCTATACCAGTTGATATAGGTGTCAACATGGATATATTGACTAAGTATCAAACCGATATGGATCAAATTTTAAGCAATTTCGTACCTTATAACAATCCATATATTATTATAAGCTGGAAAGTTCCTTCGACTCAAAATTTACAAAACGATTATGAGATTAGATCTGAAGTTTTATGGGACGGTAATATATCACTTGATTACCCTAAAGAGCTTAGTTCGAGTCAACCTTATAGAGTAGGAGCGAGTACATCTTTCACCATAAAGACTTGGTTATTTAGAAAGAATGCTAACAGTAATGTGAAAAATATATTCACTATTGATACTAACTTTATACCAGTTACAGGATTCGAGTATGAGTAAGATTAAATTATATGGTACATATCTAACTAACGTCACAAGTTTTAGTGCTAACTTTGACACTATGACCATATCCGCGAGGCCTCAGTTCACTGGGGATTTTAGGAACACCCTCACTCTTAATTTTTCAGCTGTTAAGTCATTTACAGGTTATAATTTCGATACTGTTACGTATGTAATGCTTAGTACTACAGATAATAGTATTATGTTTGATGCAGAATATACTTTATCAGCATATAATTTTTGGAATACGTTAACGAGTCTTAGTACTAATAGCACGCCATCTACGACTTTAAGTGCTAACTATCCCGAAGTTAGTGGGTTTCCTATTACAACATATACTATAAATAATAATACCATGACTATTACATTTCCTGAGGTTACTGCAACAGGAACGGTTGATATTATTGCAATCAATCCAGCAGGTTACGGGGTTTTCGGTCGAGATGTAACTATTGTTAATGGTATAACAGTGAGTTAAAAATGGATACAGGAAAAAAATCTACATTTGGAAGGAGTTTGCAGCAATTTATAAATAATTCGCTGCCATATAAATCTCCTGCTGCGATTATTGATGATGTACAAAAAGAAAACCCTAAGTTTAAAGACTTTTACCAAGCAGGTACATTACGTAGTGATCTTTTAGCAAAACATTCTATAGTTACCCCTAAAGTACCTGAATCTGACCAACCTATAGGTAATTTTTTAGCTGACAGGGCTTACAATCAGTTAATGTATGCTAACCTTGACGTTGATAAAGGCCGACGTTTAAGGGATTATAGAGTAATGTCAGCATTCGCTGAAGTTTCAGACGCGCTTGATGAGATATGTGATGACTTCATGTGCGAAAATGAAATGGGTAACATTATTGAACTTAAATTTAGAGATGTTTTCGATTATGACGCGTTAATCGAAAAACAAATCAACGATGAATTCAAAAAGTTTATTAATATTTTTGAATTAAAAGAAAAGGGTTGGGAATATTTAAGATACCTTTTAATAGATGGTGAGTTATTCTTTGAAAATATTATTCACAAGGATTATCCTGAGTCAGGCATACTTGGGGTAGTGAGTATACCAACTCATATTGTTGATCCAGTTTATGATAGTCATCAAAATATGGCTATTAAAGCGTTTTTATTACGTAAACTCAAACACCATAAAGATGAACAAGCCCCTACTGCATCATCTATGGTGAAGGATAAAGACTTTATACCTTTAGATAGAAATCAAGTTACGTATATTAATTCAGGTACGTGGAACGAAGATAAAAGCTTCAGGGTTCCGTTTATTGAGAATGCGCGCAGAGCTTATAGACAATTAACAATGATTGAGGACTCAATTATTATATATCGCTTAGTGAGAGCCCCTGAAAGGTTGGTCTTTAATGTCGATGTAGGTAATATGAGCCCCCCTAAGGCAGAAGCTTATATGCGTAAGCTAATGCAAAACTATTGGTCTAAAAAGACTTTCAATCTTGATGAAGGTAATAGAGTTAATAGTTTTAATCCTCAATCTATTCTTGATGCTTTTTGGTTTCCTAAGAGAGAAGGTAGTAATGGTACAAATGTTGATACTTTAGCTGGCGGCCAAAACTTAGGTGAGCTTCAAGATTTAGTTTACTTTGTTAAGAAATTATATAAAGCTCTCAAAGTACCTACTAATAGAGCAGAAATCGAAAGTACATATCAAGCTGATGCAAATGTACTGAGAGAAGAATTAAAGTTTGCAAACTTTATTGTTCGTCTTCAAGCTAATTTTGCTAAAGGTCTTAAAGAATCATTTATTACTCATCTTAAGCTTAAAAAGATGTGGAATAATTTTGATTTAAAAGAGAATGCTTTTGATTTAGTTTTTACCCCTCCTCGTAATTATTATGAGTTACGTAAGCAACAGATACTCGATCTTAAGCTCAATAACTTTAATAGTATAACTCAAAACGAATCTATCTCGAAGGGATATGCTCAGAAGTTATTCCTAGGTTGGACTGATGAGCAAATCAAAGCTAATAGAGAATGGCTTCGTAAAGACGCAACACTACAGCACGAAATCGCAAAGATACAAGAAGGGGGTAGTGATTGGCAAGCTGGAGGAGCAACAGGAGGAGTAGATCAAGGTGGAGTAGATCAGGGTGAAGAAACACCACCTGAGTTCGGTCCAGCGCCTGCTGATACAGGCGGGGACGAAGGAGGAGAAGCTACTCCTGCTCCAGAGCCACCACCAGAAGCCTAAATATTAATATGGCGACTACTACTTGGTCAGATTCAACGCTCAGCGCTGGTAGCTTTGTAA